AGGGGTCGCAGATTAGTCTGGAGACTTCTGGAGCAAGCAGGTGTATTTCGATCATCGTTCAACACTAACGCAATGGCAATGTCATTTAGCGAAGGTAACAGGAATTATGGTTTGCAAATCCTAAACTTAATTCACACTCTCTGTCCAGAACTATACCCGACAATGATTAAGGAGCAAAAAAATGTCAGAAACGCTGATGACGGAAGCCAACCAAACCAATGAAGGCGATACGCAGCAGCCAGTAGACGAATCAACTGAGCAATCAACTGAAACAACTACTGACACACAGCAGCAAACAGAATCTGCACAGGATCAACAAGATTCGGACGAATCCTCTGTTGAAAGTAAAACTAGCGAATCAGAAACACCAGAAGGTGCACCTGACAAATACGAATTCAACGCCAAGGTGGCTGACGCACCAGATGAACTCGACTCCGAAGTTTTAACTGCTTTCGGTGAAGTCGCTAAAGAACTTGACCTGCCACAAGATTCTGCACAAAAAGTATTAGACAAAGTTGCACCTGTAATACAGGCAAGACAAGCTAAAGTTGTTGAAGAAGCAAAACTAGAATGGGCAAACAATTCAAAATCAGATGAAGAATTTGGTGGCGAAAGTTTAAATGCCAATTTAGAAATTGCCAAATCATCACTTAAAGCGTTTGGTACTGATGCTTTAAAAAACCTGCTGCAAGAATCAGGCTTGGGCAATCATCCCGAAGTAATTCGGTTTATGTACCGAGCAGGTAAGGCTATTAGTGAAGACGGTTATGTTGGTAATTCTGAAGGTGCTATGGGCAAAGGTTCTGGCATACCAAAAGATTTTGACGGCATATCAAGATCACTATATCCAAATCAGCAAAATTAAATAAGGAGTTAATTAATGGCTACTCTCTCAACATCAAATTTAACCCTAGCGGATTGGGCAAAAAGATCTGACCCAGACGGTAGAGTTCCTATTGTTGCAGAACTGTTATCACAGTCCAACGAAATATTAGATGATTGCGTGTTTAAAGAAGGTAATTTACCAACTGGAGAACGTGTAATTATTAGAACAGGATTACCACAAGTTTATTTCCGTGCATTAAACCAAGGTATTCCATCAAGCAAATCAACTACTGCACAAGTAGATGAAGCTTGCGGAATTCTTGAAGCTCGTTCTGAAGTAGACAAAGACTTAGCGATGTTAAATGGTAACACCGCACAGTTCCGTTTATCTGAAGATACTGCGTTCTTGGAAGCAATGAATCAGACACAAGCTGAGACAATGTTTTACGGCAATCCCGGAACAGATCCTAAGAAGTTTCTAGGTCTTGCACCAAGATACGGTGATCTTTCCGCAGATAATGCAGTAAACATTCTTGATGCAGGTGGATCAGGTTCTGATAATGCATCTATATATTTAGTTTGCTGGGGTGATCAGACAGTATATTGTCCATTTCCTAAAGGCTCTAAAGCAGGTTTAACACACGAAGATCTTGGCGAGCAAACTGTTTACAATAGTGACGGTACAAGGTTACAAGCTTTTGCTACTCGTTACCAATGGAAAAACGGTTTAGTTGTTAAAGATTGGAGATACGTTGTTCGTATTTGCAACATTGATGTTTCTGATTTAGTTGCAGGTACTAATACACAGTCACCTACTGCTGCTACAAACCTTATAAAGCTTTTAACTAGAGCGTTATACAGAATACCTAATATGTCTATGGGTAGAGCAGCATTCTATATGAATAGAACTGTTCATTCTGGAATGTCAGTTGCAGCACTTGATAAATCACAAAACGTCTTGGCAATTCAAGAAGGTTTATCACAGTTTGGAACAGCACAAAGCTACTTATCATTCTTAGGTGTTCCTCTAAGAAGAGTAGATGCTTTAATAAACAGCGAAGCTCGTGTTGTTTAATCTATTTATTATTAAAGGAGATCTAAAATGATTACAGACAAACTGCTCAGAGTGAGCGAAGATCAAGCACTTACTACAACTGCTGTATCTACTAATACTATTGATTTAGGAACAGCTAGAGACATTGGTGAAGGTACTGCTTTATACATGAACTTTGCTGTTACTACTGCATTAGCAAATGGTACAAGCGTAAAGTTTGAAGTTATTACTAGTGCAAACGCAAACTTATCTAGTCCTACTGTAATAGGAAGCAGCGATGCAATTCTTACAGCAGCATTAACATTAGGTAAAAACGTAGTAGTACGTTTTAATCCAGATATTGCTGGCAAAGGTCAAAGGTTTGTTGGTGCTAGATACACAATTGCTGGTACTTTTAACGCTGGTAAAGTTACTGCTGATGTAGTAGAAACAATTGGTGACGGAAGAAAATTCTATGCTTCTGGTTTTACCGTAGCTTAATAAGGAGATTTTATGCCTATTTTCAAAGCAAAAGTTAAATGTTTCGTTGGTCAATCCATGCGAGAAGCTGATGAAGAGTTTGAATACAATGGAGAGCCAAACACTAACATTGAAATTGTTGGTGGTTCTGATGTTATTGATTATGAAGCAATGACAAAAGCAGAGCTTGAAGTTTATGGTCGTACTATCGGTTTAGAACTTGATAAAAGACAAACAAAAGAAACTCTTATTAGTCAACTTGAAGCAGCAGATAAATAGGCATAGATTTCTTATTTATTTACAGGGGGCTAGTAGTAATACTGCTATCCTCCCTTTTTATTAGGAGATGTCATGGCAACAGAAGTAGATATTTGCAACCTTGCCCTAGCTCATTTGGGTGATGATGCAACCATAGCTACAATAAATCCACCAGAAGGATCAGCACAAGCTGAAAAAGCTGCACGTTTTTATCCAATAGCTAGGAATACATTATTAGAATTGCACACATGGAATTTTGCATCAAAACGAATTAATTTAGCATTAACTACAAATACTATTGAGCAATGGGATTATGCATATGTTGCACCTGCTGACATGATGTCACCTGTTGCAATATTATCGCCATCGTCAGAAAATGATTATGCTACAAGAATGTCTGCTGGTGATACTCCCGGTAATTTAACAGCTAATTTTGCACCTACTATTGTAGCTGGACAATATACACCACAACAATTTGCTATAGAAGGATCATTAATATATACCAATCAGGAAAATGCAATGTTGCGATATCAGGCATTTATTACTGATCCGTCTTTATTTTCACCATTATTTGTTTTAACTTTGTCATGGAATCTAGCGTCTATGTTGGCAGGTCCTGTAATAAAAGGAGATCAAGGAGCAGCAGAAGCTAAGCGATGTATACAAATGATGTCTAATTATTTAACACAGGCAAAACAATCAGATAATTTACAAAGAGATATTACGGTAGAACATATAGTTCCTTGGACTTCTGGGAGATAATACATGCCAGCTACACGAACATTTAAACAAGCATTTTCTGGAGGAGAAATATCACCAGAAATGTTTGGTCGTATAAGTGATACTAAATTCCAACAAGGTGCTGCAACAATGCGTAATTTTGTTGCTAAACCACAAGGACCAGCCCAAAACAGACCGGGTTTTGCATTTGTAAGAGAAGTAAAAGACAGTACAAAAAATACAAGATTATTACCTTTTACATTTAATACAACGCAAACAATGATTCTTGAGTTTGGCGAACAGTATTTCAGGTTTCATACTCAAGGTCAAACATTATTTTATAACGATGGAGCAGCATGGAATAGTGGAACTAATTATGTTGTTGGTGATATAGCAAAATATAATAACGTAAATTATTACGCAAAAACTGTACATTCTAATAGCCAACCACCTAACGCTACAAACTGGTATCCATTACCTACTAATCCTAATATTTATGAAATACCGCATTCATATGCAGAAGCAGATATATTTGATGTTCATTATGTACAGTCAGCAGATGTTTTAACATTAGTGCATCCGTTACATCCACCTAAAGAATTAAGAAGATTAGGTGCAACTAAATGGGAATTAAAATTAATTGATTTTGGTAGTCCTATAACTGCACCTACAGGAGTATCTGTTAGTGCATATTTACCGCCATCAACCAGTACTAATGCTGACACTAAACTAGACCATAATTATGTTGTTACAGCAGTTAAAGCAAATTTAATAGATGAAAGCAATCAATCAAGTACAGCAACTGCCAGCAATAATATATTTGTAACTGGAGCTAAAAATACTATTACATGGAACTCAGTAGCCGGTGCTAGTAGATATAGAGTTTATAAAGATCAAGGGGGTATTTTTGGTTTTATTGGAGAAACAACTACGACAACAATTGTTGATGATAATATTTCACCTGATTTTGCCAGAACACCACCAATACATGAAAATGATTTTGTAGGTACTGGTAACTATCCCGGTGCTGTATCTTACTTTGAGCAACGTAGAGTATTTGCAGGTACTAATAATGCACCACAAAGTATATGGATGACTAAATCTGGTACTGAAAGTAATATGTCTTTTGGATTACCAATACGAGATGATGACCGTATTGAATTTAGAGTTGCTGCTCGTGAAGCTAATACTATTAGACATATTGTGCCATTAACACAATTACTTTTATTAACAGGATCAGCAGAATGGAGAGTAACTTCTGTTAATAGTGATGCTATAACACCAACATCTATATCGGTAAAACCACAATCTTATGTAGGTGCTAATAATTCACAACCAGTAATTGTTAATAATAGCTTGGTATATGGTGCTGCTCGTGGTGGTCATGTAAGAGAACTTGGTTATAACTGGCAAGCAAATGGATTTATAACAGGGGATTTGTCTCTTCGTGCTCCGCATTTATTTGATAATTTTACAATTACAGATATGTCTTTAGCTAAAGCACCAATACCAGTTGTATGGATGGTAAGTAGTAACGGTAAATTATTAGGTCTTACATATGTGCCAGAACAACAAATAGGTGCGTGGCATCAACATGATACAGATGGTTTATTTGAAAGCGTTGCTTGCGTATCTGAAGGCGATGATGATGTAACTTATTGCGTCATTAAAAGAACTATTAATGGTGCTAGTAAACGTTATGTAGAGCGTATGGGTACAAGACTATTTGCAACGCAACGTGATAGTTTCTTTGTTGACTCAGGTGCAACTTACAACGGCACAAATACAGATACAAATAGAACAGTAACGGTATCTGGCGGTACTAATTTTACAAAAGGAGAAACTGTTACCGTAACTGTAAATTATAATTTATTTAATGCACCACCTAGTGTTGCTGATAAAAACGATGCGATAGTAATTGTTGATGGTTCTACTCTTTATCGTTTAACTATTCTTGGCACATCTAGCCAAACAGTAGCAACTGCAAAATTAGATAAAGATTTACCAGTAAGTTTGCGTAACACAGGAATTACTACTTTTGAAGTAGCAAGAGATAAAATATCAGGTCTTAGTTATTTAGAAGGTAAAAAATTAAATATTTTGGCTGATGGTGCTGTACACCCACAAAGAACAGTATCAAGCGGTGAAATAAGTTTAGAACGTGCAGCAAGTGTTGTGCATTTAGGATTACCTTATGAAAGTGATTTAAATACATTGCCTTTAGCTTTACAAGTAGAAGCTTTAGGACAAGGTAGAGTTAAAAATTTAAATCATGTGTGGCTACGAGTATTAGAATCATCTGGTATTTTTGCAGGTCCTAGTGCAGATAAATTAGTAGAAGCAAAACAACGTACAACAGAACCATATGGCACACCACCTAATTTAAAAACACAAGATATAAAAATAATGCTCACACCTCAATGGCAAGATAATGGGCAACTTTTTGTACGTCAAACTGACCCATTACCTTTAACAGTCGTAGGTCTTACATTAGAAGCTGCTATAGGTGGATAGTGTGACCGTAAACAGATATTATGTATATATACTAAAAAAATAACAAGGTGTTGTATTTATGTCTACATGGCAAAATTATAAAGCTTTAGGTGCTCTTGATAAATTATCTGTAGTAAGTGGTGTAGCAGGTGTTTTTAGTGGTGCTTATGGTGCATTTGCTGCTGCTAGGTCAGAAAGATTAAAAACTGAAAGTTTAGCTTTAAGTTTGCAACATAAAAAGGATATGAAATTATTTAATATCCGTCAAAAAGAAGCACAGGCACAATGGTTAGAAAGAGTATTTCAGCAACAATATCAAGCAAAAACAATACGACAAGGTAATCAAAAATCAAAAGCTAGAACATCATTTGCAGCTAGAGGAATACAGATGGGAGTTGGAAGCACTAAAGATGTTTTTGTTAGTAGTGAAATATTGGCAACTATAGATAAATTAACAATGAATTCTAACAAAGTTAGATCAGTTGAAAATAAACGTTTAGAAGGTGTAGGTTTAGGAGTACAAGCAAATATGTTAGGAGTCAGCGAAAGTAATATGTTTGCTACGGCTTCATCTATAGATCCTTTTATGAATATGAGCAGTTCTTTATTAACAGGAACTTCTAATCTTATGGGCAATTTGCCTTCTTCATTATTTAAAAAATAATCATGGTTAAACAAGTACCATTACAGACTGATTTAACAGAAAATTTGAATGTAGGTTCAGAAGTGCAATTTGCTGGTAGTTCAGTAGAAGCAATGGATAATAAGACACCTAATGCTATAAAACGACAATCAACATCTTTATTACAATTTCAAAAAGCTGCACAAGGTTTAGCAGATGAATTAAATGATGCAGAATCAAAAAAACTATATAATGAATTTTATAATGAATTAGAAAATAATCACAATGAATATTTAGAATTTAAAGGGCTAGACGCAGTTGGATATATAACAACAGAAGACAAAGCAGAAACAAAAAATCAATTAGATGTATACAGAAATGATAATTTACAAAATTTATTAGAAAAATATACTAATAGAGCTAGTAACGGTCAAGTTAAATATATGTTTGAAACCAGAGCCGGTGTATCTATAAATGATTCGCAAAATAAAATGACTCAACATTCTATAAAACAACAACGTATAGGATTAGAAAATACATTAACAGAACATATAGATATAACTAAACGAGAAATAATTGATGATTATGAAAAAGTTAATGTACCGGGAAGTGTATATGAAACAAGAAAGCTTGTTGGATTATCTTTATTAGATGAAATAGCAATGTTAAATGGAGAAAATATTGATCCAACAAAAGGTCGTGTTAGTTCACAATATTTAGCAAGAAGAAATAAATATTTATTAGAAGTGCATATGGGTGTTGTAGATAAAATGAAAACTGAAAATAAAAGCCATAAAGAAATAGAAGAATATATACTTAAATTTAAACCAGATTTTGGTGAACAAATATCAGACAATTTATTAGAAATAAATGAAAAAGAAGCAATAGTACATAATTTTGGTAAATGTGTTAACGCAATTATTAGAGACAACAGCAATACAAATAACGGTGATTTTTTAAGTTTGTCAAATAAAATGTTGTGTTTATCTAGTAGTAATACATTAAATGATGGTAAAGGTGCTGCTGTAGTTGATGGATTACATACAGATGAAATAGATACTAATGAAAAAAAACAAACTGAAAATATAGAAATATCAGAACAAATTTTAAATTCACAATCAAAATTCTATAGACCAGATTCAACTTTAAACGGTACTTTACTCAATCAACATCGAGCAACTCATATGTTTGCTGCACTTCATTTAGGTGTAGGAAATGCAGATGCCTTATATACAAAAGCAAAATCATCAGTAAATATTGATCCAAAACAATTTAAAAATAATCCTGTATACGCTAAAAACATAAATGCTCAAATAATTACTAATTATAAAAATTTAATTATAGAAAATGCTGATAAAAAATATAGGCCAGAAATTAATGAAATAAAACAAAAAATAGAAAAATTACAAAACACACCAGATGTATATAAAAAACGCATATCATCTAATCTTGGTCCATTTCCCGGTACAAAAGAATTTGAAAAAAGTGAAAAAGATAGAAAAAAACGTGTAAAAATAAATCAATTAAAAAATCAATTACAACTAGCAGAAGCAACTGATTCTAAATTTGTCGATAAGATTTCTAGTGATTTAAATATTTTAGAAAATGATATTAATTACGATTATAATTTTAATCTTGAAAAAAATAATGCTAATCCTGTTACTGGATTATTGCCTATAGAAACTTATGTCAACAAATTAAAAGCAACTATAATTGATCCAGAAGAATTAACTGAAGCATTAAAAGATTTAAGAATAAAATATAATGATATAGAAAAGGCAAATCAAAAACTTTATAATGAAAATTTAAATAAAGCAAAAACAATATCTTATGCTAGAGAAGGTGGACACAATGATTTATTAAATAATGATATTGATATATCAAAATTTACAGAAGAAGATCAAAAAATATTAAAAAATGGACAACCAGAAAATTCTAATGTAGATGCGTTAATAACTATAAATAATAATCCAGAAAACATAGTACAAAACATTAACGAAAACAGTCATTTATTATCTAAAAAAGATTTTCTAGCATTACAAGATTATGCTGCAAAGTTAAATACAGAAGAAAAAGTTTTTGCCGTAAAATTAGAAAACGATATGCTTGATTTAACTTTATTAAAAATGGGATTTGGTGATTTAATAAATAACAAAACTGATTCAAGTGATGAAGTAAAACTTAATTATGTAGAAATACAAGAAGAATGGAGAAAAAAAATAGATGAAGAACAAATTATGAGAGGTAAAATAATTGGTCGTGAAGATAAAAGAATAATATTAGAAGGAATTTTAAATGATAAAGTATTTACTGGAGAAAAAACTGGTGGATTTTTTGGACTAGGTGCAAAACGTGAAGAACAACCTTTAAGCACAATTAATCAATATGATGGCAATGATCAAATGCCAAATATTTCTGTAGACGTATTAGGTGAAAATGTAGTATTAAGTCAAATACCTGCTTATCAAAGAATAAAAATTGTAGCTGAATTAAAAAGAATTAACAAACCAACAACTGCTTTTAATATTGCAGATTATTGGGTGCGTGGTGGTAAATCAACTGCTAATAATGAAATTGAAGAATTACTTTTTAGGTCTAACCAAAATTAAAAATGACTAATATTTACGAACAATTAGCTAACGAAGATAGCCAAAATCTTAAAAAAGATACTAGTGAAAATTTAGTAAATGATAAAGAATCTAATATTGATCAATCAAATACAAATGTTTACGAACAAATTAGTGCAGAAGACAACCGATTAGCAGATTTAGCAGTTAAAAGATCTTTGCAAGCAGTAATAAGAAAAGACCCTGCAATGATAGGTGAAGGATTAATATTAGCAAGGGAATTAGGTTTAGATGAAAGATTTGCTTTAGATAGCGATGAAGCTATTAGACGTATGAAAGAAAGAAAAAGAGAAAAAGATTTAGAAAATTTACAATTAGCAAAAAATAGTCCAGTATTAATGCGTCAATTAACAGATCCTAAATTTGCTGCATTAGCTCAAGATAATGTTCAAAATTTAGCAGCAAATGAAAATTTATGGAACGGAATAATTTCTGCACCAGAAGACGCATATCAAGGAATACGCAAAGGTGTTTTAAGTAGAGAAATGGGATTTATTGCAAATAGATTAAGGAAAGGACGAGTTCCACTTATTAGTACACAAGATGGATTTGATTTAGATTATGTACCTACAGAACAAGATCAAAAAGATTTTGAAAGATTAAAAGAAATAGAAGAAGAAATAGCTAATTATGATGCAGACGGTGTTGGTCTTATAGAAGGTTCTGGTTATTTTGTTGGTCAATATGCTTCATCAATTCCAGAAGCTGCTACTGCTGGCCTTGCAACATGGAAAACAAAAACTTGGTTAGGTGCAAAAGTTGGTACAGGAATAGGATTTTTTATACCTGACGGTCCAGCATTAATTGGAGGTGAAGCTGTTGGTGCAATGGTTGGTGGAACTATTGGTAATTTTGTAGGATTATTTACTGGTTGGAATGCTTTTGCAAATAAACTAACATATGACACTTTTAAAATTGAAGGAGGTCATTCATGGTTAGAGTTAAGAGCAAATGGATATAGTTTAGAAGACGCAAGATTAAGGTCAAATGCTGTTGGTACAGTTAATGCTGCTATAGAAAAAATTGGATTTAATATTTTAGCAGGTCCATATGGCAAAGCATTAAATTCATTAAAAGGTTCTTTTGCACGTTCTGGATTAGCATCAACACCTTTTGTTAAAAGAATTACTAGACAATTTGCAAAAAACGCATTAGGTAAAAATGGTAAACAACTTACATGGAATGCTATAACAAGAGAATTTGCACGAGATTATGGAATACTTTTAGCAACAGAAACTGGTCAAGAATTTTTACAAGAAGCTATAGCAATAACAGCAAATAATTTAGATGCAGATGATGGTGTTGTTACATTAAACGCAGAAGAAATAGGTGACAGATTATGGGCAACAGTTACTGAAACTTTTAAAGGTATGATTTTATTTGGTTTAGTAGGACCGGGTATAACATTAAATAGCAATAGAATTAAAGCAAATAAAGCTAGAAATAATACAGCAGTTTTAGAAAAAATTATTGCAAACACAAAAGATGATGCAACTTACAAAAGAGATCAAAAACAATATCAAGATTATGAACAAGAATTAGGAGATAAAGCAGGTATTAAAGATTTTTATTTTAACGCTAATGTTTTTCAACAACAGTTAAATGAAAATGCTATTACAGATGAACAACTAGAGTTATTTTCACCAGAACTTGCACAACAAATTAAAGACGCAAGAAAAGAAGGATCAGTAGGTAAAGTTATAAAAATACCAACAGGAAAATATTTAGCAGAAATAGCAAATACAAATTTAGGTAACGCTTTGTTTCCGCATTTAAAAGAAGGTGAAAACGAATTTAGTCAAACAGAAATGTTGCAATTTTATAAAGACCAACCAGAACTAGTTGCTGCATATAAAGAATTATTTAATCAAAAAACACAAGATTTAAAACAGTTTCAAAGGGAGTCAAGGTCAGTAAAAGCACAGATAAAAAAACAATTAATGAATATTGGTATTGAGGAAGATAAAGCTCGTTATATGGCTGCAATACCACAAATGTTTGCAGCTACCTATTCTAAAGCTTTAGGTATAACACCGTTAGAATTTTTAAATAGATTTCAATACAATGTTGTAGGCGAACAAGATCTCAATACATTTAGTAAACAATTTTTTAATCAAAACGGAACTATAAAAACAGATACACAATTATTTAAAAATTGGTTTAAAAAATCAGTATTAGTTAATTCTGACGGCACACCACAAATTTTATATCACGGCACTACAGATAATTTTGATCATTTTGACCTTGATCATCCTAATAGATATGACGCAGGTTTTGCAGGTACTGGTGTTTATTTAACTCTTAACGAAGGATTAGCAAAAATATACACGATGAATAAAAGTATAAGAGTAAAAGGCGAGAAAAAAATAATGAAATTGTACGCACGATTAGAAAATCCAAAAATTGTAGACATATCTATAAAACCAGAAATAAAATCAGGAGGTAAAGTTGCATCAGATGGTTTTAGAGAACAAGCAATAGCAGAAGGACATGATGGTGTAATTGTAAAAAATGCTTTTGGAGAAACTGTTGAAGTAGTTATTTTTGAACCTAATGCAGTTAAATCAATAGACAATAATGGTAATTGGTCTAACGAAGTAAATAATTTATATCAACAACAACCATTAATAAGTTTTCAACAAAAAGGAAAACAAAAACAAGGCAAGCCAATTCCACAAGCTTTATTTCAAATATCTAATTTAAGAGAAAGTTTTGATTTTGCAAAAGGTAAAACATACGCTACTAATCGTGATTTTAAATTAGCGTTACAAGAACGTGTTATAAAAGAAGCTAAAAAAGCTAAAGTTGACGTAAAAGAATTTACAGCAGAAGTAGAAAAATATCTTGTACAAACTGTGTTGGAAGATGCAAAATTTGCATTAGAAGAAAACGCAAACGCAGTTGGTTGGTATAACGAAAAAGTAAGTAAAGCTAAAGCATTATTATCGCTTATACATCCAGAATTAGCGACAAATCCCGAAGCAAACTTTGCCTTTACTTGGGCGTTAGCTAATACATCTAACGGTATTAAAGTAGATAAAAACTTTGAACTTGCAGAACAAGCATATAGTTACTGGGAAGAAAATGGTGAATTTCCTATTGACATAGGTATAGGTGACGCAAGTGACGCTATAAATCGTAATTTTAAATTGTTTAACAGATTAATAAAAGAAAAAGGATTTGAAAGTTTTGAAGATTTCATGAAAACAACGCACACAGTAAAAGAAGTCGAAACATATACAAATGATGAGGTGTCTGGAGAAACACAAGGAGAAATTGTATATGGTGCAGCAGTAATGGGTCCAAAAATTGGTAATGGATTTTTTGCAAATTTATACGGTAACTATGAACAATTAACTATGGATAGATGGTTAATGCGTACATGGGGAAGAATGAGAGGTGAGTTAGTTATTGACTATACAAAGCAAGCAAAAGTAAAACGTGGTCAACTTAAAGAATTAATAAAAGCATTGTCTTTGCAAGAAAAAAAAGAATTATCAGAAATTATTGGAGTAAAAATTAAGCTATCTAATTTAGATGAAGTAGGCGTTGCGATACAAAAAGCAAGTACAAAAAAAGCAAATAGAACTAAAATGAATGAAATAGCAACAGTTTTAGAAAAACCAGAAAGAAAACAATTTTTATTTGATTTACTAGGCAAACCACAAAAAAGATATCCACATATAAGTATTGGCGGTGAAATAAGAAAAGGTGGTAATGCATTAGCTAAATATTTAGACGGTCAAAAAGAAGCACCTAGTGGTGCTCCAGAAAGAAGAAATATAAGAAAAGTTTTTAGTCAAGTGTTGGCAGAGTTGCAACAAACCGAAAAAGATCTTACAATGGCAGATCTACAAGCATTGCTTTGGTATCCAGAAAGACGCTTGTATGATGCTGCTAAACTTGATTCACAAGAAACAAACTCAGGTTACGAAGACAACGAAGCACCTGATTATGCAAATGCTGCTGAATCTTTAGCTAGGCAACAAGGCGTATCAGACGCTGACATTCAAACTACATTACAGGAGGTAGACAATGAACTCAAACGTCAGGCCACTATCGGCACAAGAGGAAGTGAATCTGGAGAAGGAGGAACAGGAGGAGTACGAAAGGTTGATACTTTCCAACAACAAGGAAACATTGACAAAGCCACAGGACTTGCAATTAACCCAGATGGAACTGTCACCGTCTACCACCACACAGACAGAAAATCAGCAGAACAAATTAGGTCTTCAAGTGAACTCAGAAGTGCTGGAGAACCTGATGTCTACGTTACCACCAGAGCTATCGCAGATATTGGTTACGGCAATACAGCAGTTGCCATTAGGGTCGAACCTTCTAGACTTAGTCTCGATGATGAATTCCCTAACGGACGTAAAGATTTCAGACTCTCAGTTAGAAAGTCTGGAGGATCTATTAAGGTAAAAGTAGGAGAATATTTTGAACAACAATCCTCTGACGGAGCAAGAGGTCGTTTTGATCCAACAACTTTAACTACAATACTTACACAAGAAGCAGATTTTTCTACGTTTGCTCATGAAACAGCACATTATATGCTGACTGTTTTAGAAAATATAGTTATAGAAGGTAATGCACCTACAGAATTAATAGATGATTTTGATGCGTTGTTAAAATTTTGGGATGTAAAAGATTTAGAAACTTGGAAAAGTTTTGATATAAATCAAAAAAGAGAATTTCATGAATCATTTGCGTATAATTTTGAACAATATTTGTTTGACACAAAAGAAAAACCACCTAGCACAGATAAGAAAATAATTAGATTATTTAGAAAATTTAGTAATTTTATTAAAGATGTATATAAAGAAGTAAGTACAAAAATAAATGATTTATATAAAAGAGAAACTGGTAAAGATTTACCAATACTGACAAATGAAATAAGAAATGTTATGGATCGTATGTTGGCTACTAATGAACAAATAGTACAAGCAGAACAAATATATAATTTAAAAGCTATGTTCCAAACACAAGAACAAAGTGGAATGAACGATGCGGAATGGGCACAATATACAACAGCATTACAAGAAGCAGAAGATGAAACGTTAGAAATAATGGAACAACAAAGTATGAAACAAGTGCGTTGGGTAAGAAAGAAAATGCCGAAAATACAAAAAGAATTAGATAAAAAAATTGCAAAAATTCGTAAAAAAGTAGAAGCAGAAGTAACTGTAGAAATACAACAAGAACCTATATATAAATTAAGAAATTTTTTAAAACGTGGTGTTACTTTAAATGACAAAGGTGAAATAGTTAAAGTAAAAGGTACACATAAAATATCAATTGACAGCATAAAAAATTTAATACCTTTTTATGACGAAGCTGCACAAAAGGCAGAAATAAAACAATTAGGTACAGGTGGATTTGGATTAGTTGCTAAAAAAGGTTTAGACGTAAAACTTGTTGCAGATATGTTTAATTTTTCAGATCCATTGACAATGATAGATGCTTTGTTAGAAACACAAAAAATAGAAGATGCTATAGAAGAACGCACAGATCAACGTATGTTGGAAGAACATAGTGATTTGGTTGATCCTAGACAATTAGAATTACAAGTAATAAACGCTATACACAATGAAGCTAGGGCTAGGTTTGTAGCTGTAGAATTAAATACACTTTCTAAAGCTATGCGTCCAGTACGTTATCAAGTTGCTGCTGCTACGCAAGTTGCTCAAGATATATTAGCAGATAAAAAATTATCAGAAATTAGACCGTCAGAATTTACTCGTGCAGAAACAAGAGCATTAAAAGAAGCAGAAGCAGCAATGAAAAAAGGCGATACTAAAGCTGCAATAAAAGCAAAAAGGTCACAATTATTAAATAATTTATTAGCAAAAGAATCTATAGAAATACACAAAGAATATGACAAAGCAACAAATAAAAATACTGGTTTATTTAATAAATTTTTTGGTACTGATAAAAAATTATTTACAGGTCAAAATAAAAGAAATTCAGAATTAATTAGTGCAGGTCGAGTAATTTTATCTTCGTTTGGTCTTGGTCCTAAAGTAGAAGATATTAATGTATTTACTGAAAATTTACGAAAATATGATGAGCAATTATATTCTGAATTAGAACCTATGATTTTAAGTTCACAAGCTAGTCAAGGTCAAAAATATTTAACAGATTTAACCTATGAAGAATTTCAAAATATAGATGATTTAATGAAATCTTTGTGGCATCAATCAAGACGAGTTGAACAAGTAAAAATTGCTGGTAAATTATTAGATTTACAACCTGTTGTTGATACGTTAGTAAAACGTATGGATACAATGATACAAAGAAGTGCACGATTAAGAACGTTAGAAACAACACCAATAGGAACAACAAAAGCTGTACCTAGAACATATTTATTTAATAAAAATTTACTAGGTTTTGCTGCAAAGCTTAGAAGAATGGAAAGTTGGGTTGATACTATGGATGGTGCATCAGGATTAAAAAAAGGATTAGGATCGGCTGTATTAGAACTTGAAGGGGGAAAATTAGGAGATTTTTATAATACTTTATGGTTTCCAATGAAATCAGCTTTAGACGAATACCGAGCACAGCAAACAATATTTACAAAACAATATTCAGATATGATTGCAAATGTAGATTTTGGCAATGCAGAAATTACAGCAAATGAATTTGCATTAGTTTCTGAGTCATCTGAAGCGTATACTTTTGGATCAGAAAGTAATGGTAGAGGTAAAGTAGAATTATTAGGTGCTATGTTGCATACAGGTAATGATAGTAATTTAAAAAAATTATTATTAGGAAGAGGTTGGGGTTCATTAAACGAAGATGGAACATTAAACAGAACTTATTGGGATGCATTTGAAACACGCATGAAAAATGAAGGAATATTAACTGGACAAGATTATAAATTTTTACAAGCTGTATGGGATTTAAATGAAAAAATGCTACCGCTTTTACAAAAAGCACATAGAGATACTGAAGGATATTATTTTAAAACAGTAAAAGCAACACCAATATTAAATAGATTTGGCGAATTTCGTGGTGGATATGTACCAGCAAAAGGTGATCCTGTAATGACAGATATAGAAATAAAAGAAGAAATAAATATTTTAAAAAGTGAATTTAAAAATTCTTTGCCAAAAGTTGAAAGTGGTATGACAAAAGAACGTAATGAAAGGTTCTATCAACCATTATCATTGCATTTAGGATATATGACTAAACATATTGATGACACATTGCGTTATGCCTATGTACAACCAGTTTTGCAAGACACATTAAAAATATTAAAAAACAAAGAATTTGAAAAAAAATTAAAATTATAGATCCAACAATACAAAAAGAAATGATAGAACCTTGGTTAAAAGCAGCAGCTAGTCAAAAAACATATGCACCTTCTGGTTTTGGTCAAAGTTTTGACCGAATATTAGCAACTATAAAACGTAGAACAGGTTTAGGAATTATGTTTGCAAACATTGGCAACGCATTTCAACAACTTACAGGTTTATTCCCTGCTCTTATAAAAGTAAAACCAAGATATTTAAAAGATGGATTAATTACTTATATGAAAGATAGAGAAGGCACAAATCAACAAATTGCATCTATGTCAAAATTTATGGCAGATAGACAAAAAAATTTAATATTTGATATACAAGACAGAATTAATGAATTAGTTATAAATCCTAATAAATTTCAAAAATTAAAAAATTGGGGAGAACATCATGGATATTTTTTACAACAAACATTTCAAGGAATAACCGATTCTATTGTTTGGATAGGCACTTATAACCAAGTGCATGAAACAATGTCAAAAGATATGAGCGATGAAGAGATAATGATAGAAGCAATTAAACAGGCTGATGCTAATGTGCGTTTAACACAAGATAGTTTGTTACCAGAAGACAGAGCAGCGTTTCAAAATATGAATCCAATAGTTCAATCAGTTACTCAATTTACTGGATATTTTAATATGATTGCTAATTTAGGTTTTGGACAATATCAAAAATTAGTAAAAGATGATCTTGGTTTTAAAAATAAAGGTAAAAATCGAGAACAATTAGTTTATATGTATTTATATACGGTAGTGATGCCAGCAGTTTTAGCAGGTATTATTATGAGAGGTTTAGGTGGCAGAATAGAAGACGAGGACGAAGATGGATATTTATTAGATGATATGGCATCAGCAGCATTAGGAGATATAGTTAATTACACAGCAGGTCTAGTACCTATTGCAGGTCAAGTATTATTAATACCAATTAATGCTCAAAATGATATTCCTTGGGATGATGATATAGTATCTAGCCCCGGTATTGAAGCATTACAAGATGCTCTTCAAATAATAGGACAAGTGCCAACAATATTTAAAGAAGGATCAATGACAGGTAAACAAATAAGAGATGTATCTACAATGGTTACGTTAGGTTCTGGTATGCCAGTTACACCTTTAGGTAGAATATTAAGTTACTTAAGAGATGTAGACCGTGGTTATGTTAAACCAAAAGGACCTATTGATTTTGTTAGAGGATTAGTTACAGGTAAAGCAGGTGCTAGTAAAAAATAAAGGTGTGACCGTAAAGCAAAGAATTCTTGGTAACCTTAATAAGATAGTGAAGATGTCTAATTAATGACAATAAATTCGACTACAAGAAAGACGAATGCGTTAGTTGGTAATGGTAATACTGCTACATATCCTTTTGCCTTTAAAGTTTTTACAGACGCAGATGTTGTTGTAAAAAAATTAGAAACAGCTACAAGTATAGAAACAACTTTAACTTTAGGTTTAAATAATGATTATATAGTTACTTTAAACGAAGATCAGAACAGCAATCCCGGTGGAAGTATAACTTTAAAATCTGGCGGTAATAATCAAAATTTAGCTAGTGGTTTTTCTATTGTTATTACATCTGCTGTAGAACCATTACAAGGAACTGATTTAACAAACCAAGGTGGATTTTTTCCAGAAGTTATAAATGATGCGTTAGATAAAGCAACTGTGTTGCACCAACAACAACAAGACGAATTAAATAGATCTATAAAATTTTCATTAACTAATACTATTGGTAGTTTAGAAATTACAGAAAATGCTGCTGCTAGAAAAAATAGAGTTTTAGGTTTTGATAATTTAGGTGAATTTGAAGTACTGAAAGAACTAGGAACATACCGTGGTGATTGGTCTGCTAGTACTGCTTATGCAGTAAGAGATCTTGTAAAAGATACCTCAACAAATAATATTTTCTTTTGTAATACAGCACATACATCTTCTGGTTCACAACCATTAACAACAAATACTAACTCTGCAAACTGGGATCTTATTGTAGATGCAGCAACAGCAACGACTTCGGCAAACAATGCAGCATCATCAGCTACAGCATCTGCAAACTCTGCAACAGCAGCAGCTAATAGTGCGACAGCAGCAGCAACTAGTGAAAGCAATGCGTCAACGTCTGCATCAACTGCAACTACTAAAGCTACCCAAGCAGATACTGCAAAGACAGCAGCAGAAACAGCTAAGACGGCTGCTGAGACAGCACAAACCGCAGCAGAAACAGCATTAGATACTTTTGATGATAGATATTTAGGTGCTAAATCATCTGACCCTACAGTAGATAATGACGGTAATACATTAATAGATGGAGCATTATATTTTAATACTAGTGATAACGTTACTAAAGTTTATGACCTTGGCAATACTGCATGGGTATTGTTAAAACTCTCACCTGCTGATCAAGCAAAAGTTAATACAGTACAAGCTTCTATAAGTAATGTTAATACTGTAGCCGGAGATATATCTAATGTTAATGCCGTTGCTGGTAACGCATCAAATATTAATGCAGTACAAGCTAATGCCAGTAATATAAATACAGTTGCAGGCAATAATTCAAATATAAACACAGTTGCAAATGCAAACTCTAACGTTAGTGCTGTAAGCGGTGCTATAGCAAACGTAAATACAGTTGCAGGGGAAATAAACAATAACAAATTGCAAACAGTTGCTAATAATATCAATGCAGTTGTAACTGCTGCTGACGATTTAAATGAAGCTACATCAGAAATAGATACTGTTGCAAATGCAATTACAAACGTAGATAACGTAGGAAATAATATTGCAAACGTAAATACAGTCGCAGGTGCTATATCCAACGTTAATGCTGTTGCTAGTAATGCATCAAACGTTAATACTGTTGGCGGTGCAATAACAAATGTAAATAACGTAGGTGGCAGTATTGCAAATGTAAATACAGTTGCTACTGGATTAGCAGGTGTTAATGCTTTTGCAGCTAGGTATAGAGTAGGTTCTTCTAACCCTACAACTGATCTTGATGCTGGTGATCTATTCTTTAATACTTCTACTCAGAAGTTATTAGTTTATAACTCAACCAATAGTGCGTGGGAAGAAGCACAAAGTATTGGTAACTTCTTTATCTCTACATTTAGTGAGTCATTTGACGGAAGTAGAACAGATTTTACTGTAAGTAATGCACCTGCAAATGCTCAACAGATAATCCTTAGTATTAATGGTGTTGTGCAGAAACCTAATAGTGGAACATCTACACCTTCAGAAGGTTTTGCTTTATCAGGCAGTACTGTAAAACTATCTTCTGCCCCTGCTAGTGGATCAGATGTATTCATAGTAGTAATGGGTTCTACAGTAAATATTGGAACTCCAAGTAACAACACAGTAACAAGTGCAATCCTACAAAACGGATCAGTTATAGAAGGTAAATTAGCAAACAATGCAGTAACACTAAGTAAATTATTCCAAGGTACAGCTGCTGGATTTATAGCAACTAACACCAACGGAAACTGTACTGTACCTACTTTTCCAAGCCATAGTGGAGACACTTTTATAGTACATGATCTTCTGTTACAAAGAGATGCAAGTAATGGAGATCCTGTTATTTCTGCTGGTTCTGGAGCTAGTATTACTTATCAAACAGGTACTACAGCATCTGGTGCATTTACATCAATTTTAGATACTACTGGATTACAGCTTGGTAGAAACACACAGTATGTCAAACTAGCTGCACCAGCAGATCAATCAGGACAAACAAGCTATACATTTACCTTCCCTCCTATATCGGGAACTAGCGGTCAAGCTCTTACTACAAATGGAAGTGGAACTACAAGTTGGACTACAATTTCTTCTGACTTAGTTGATGACACATCACCACAGCTAGGAGGTAACTTAGATGTAAATGGTAAGAAAATTAACTTTGGAGATAGTAGTTCATCTAATGATGACCGATTAACTTTTGGTGCTGCTGAAGATCTACAAATTTTTCATGATGGTAGCTCTAATTATATTAGTGGTGAAGTAGATGGAAAACCTCTTTATTTAAGAGGAAGAAGCGATCTATACCTTCAATGTGGTGATAATTCAAGTGGACATCGAAATGTTATTTACGCTGATAATAATGGAGCTGCACGTTTATATCATCCAGCTAGTAACGCTGAAAGATTACGGACAACAAGTGGTGGAGTGAAGGTTACAGGGAATGTTGAGTTGGCTGCTGATGGAGATACACTTCTTTTAGGCTCTAGTTCTGATTTTCAAATCTCACACGATGGAAACAATAACGTTATTAAAGGTGTAGGCAATCACGGTACGCTTTTTTATACCAATAATGTAGAGCGTATGCGGATCGGCTCAACAGGAAATGTAGGGATAGGAGTAGCACCAGCTACAGGTAGCAGACTTCGTGTAAATCAAGCTGATGTAACTGATTACAATGCAAGTACTGCTGCTAATAACCCTGCAATAATAATTGGTAAATCTAGTGGTTCTGGTGATGGTAAGTGTGTCGGGTTTTCAATTAACGGACCAAACGCTAACGCTGAATTTAATGCTGCAATGGTAGGTAATGGAAATAACGAAGGTGATTTTCATATTGCAATGAGAAATGGTGGTTCGAGAAGTGATAGGTTTTTAATGACACATGACGGAATAATTAAGCTAATTTCCAATAGTACTCAACACGCTAAGTTGTTAAATGATGGAAACGTGTTTGAGCTTAGAACTTCTAATAATAGCGGTAACGCAGGTATGCTTATCTTCAGAGATGGTAATGCTGATTTTTGTGGCCAGATAACATCTAATGGAGCAAACAATACTACATCTTATAATTCAAGTTCTGACTATAGATTAAAAACAAACGCACAATTAATTGCAGATGGTATAACAAGAATTAAAAATTTAAAACCTTATCAATTTGAATGGAAGTCAGATCTAGGTACAAAAGTAGATGGATTTTTTGCACATGAAGCACAGACTGTAGTACCAGAAGCGGTTACAGGAGTTAAAGATGAAATGCAAGCTATATTGTATAAAGAAGGTGACGAGATACCCGAAGGTAAAAAAGTTGGTGATATAAAAGAATATTCGACAACTGATATAAAAGTACAAACTATAGACCAAGCGAAGCTTGTACCTTTACTTACTGCTGCATTACAAGAAGCTATTGCTAAAATAGAAACATTAGAAACTAAAGTTGCTGCATTGGAGGCTAAGTAAATGGCATTAACAAAAGTATCAACAGATGGTGTCAAGAGTAATGCCATCAACACAGCTAAAATTGTAAATGGAAGTATTCAAAGTGAAGACATAGCTGACAACCAAATTATTACAGATAAAATTTTAGATGGAGCAGTATCACTAGCCAAACTTCCACATGGAGACACCAATAATGATGGTAAGTTCTTACGAGCAAACAACGGAGCAGACCCTAGCTTTGAATCTATCCCTGCTGGTACAACAATAAACAACAACGCTGCTGACAGGATTATAACTGGCGAAGGTGGTACAACTTTAAATGGTGAGTCAAATCTTACCTTTAATGGAAATCAATTAGCAGTTACTGGAACTTCAACAGTCGTTGGTCAATTCAACGGTGCATCAATACCTACTGTTCAAGTTTCTCAGACAACTGATAGTACAGATTTACAACTTAGAGCAAATTCTACTGGTGGTTTAGTCAGAACAGCATCAAACACACCTCTTGTTTTTGGTACGAATCAAACAGAACGTATGCGTATAGATTCGTCTGGAAGGTTGCTTATAGGTTCTACTGATGGTGCTACTTATGCTGATGGTGGAACAGATGATTTAATAGTTGGTAGTACTGCAAATGGTAAAAATGATGGAATAACAATACTTTCTGGTACTGCTCAAAATGGACAAGTTGCGTTTGCAGATAGTGGAGGTGCTACTCAAGGTCTTGTTGGTTATGTTCATAATGGAGATTATTTAAGATTTCACGCTGGTAATACTTTAAAAGCAAGAATTGACACAGACGGATTAAAATTTAACTCAGACAACGCAACAGCCAACGCTTTAGATGACTATGAAGAAGGAACTTTTGTTCCTGATTTTGCTAATGTAAGTAATTCTGATATAACAGTTAATCGTGCTACCTATACAAAAATTGGAAGATTAGTTCATTTTGAATGTAAATTTACTGTAAGTAGTAGTGATGGAAGTCGTTTTGGTTTCAGTCTTCCTGTTGCTCAAGCTGGATCTAGAGAAACTGTTATTCCAGCAATCTCAACTAGAAGTGGAAGTAATACAGCACCCTTCGCTTTTGTTGTTAATGCAAACCAAAGTTATGCTTATGGATATGAATTAGATGGTTTTGGTGATTCTCAAACTGCATACTCTACATTTTCTGGAGATGTAGTTTTAATATCTGGAACTTACGAAGCTGCATAGACCGAAGCTACGTCTTAAAACTAAGCCTAAAACTGTTTTAATCGGAGATTAATCCTAATGGCATTAAGCGAATCAATCGAATACGACAAGATAGAAGTTGTCGGAACATACAAAACGGTGCAAGTCCGTAAAGCAACAGTCATCACAAAAGATGATAAAGAACTTACAAGATCTTTTGAAAGATATGTACTGCAAGCTGGTACGTTAGATGCTTCTGACAACCTAGTTGATACTGACATATCAGGACAACCAGCAGAAGTATCAGCAATCTGCAATGCAGTATGGACTACTGATGTAAAGGCTGCTTGGAAAGCTAAACTAATAGCAGATAAGCCAGCAGAATAATGCCAAAACCTACAACCGAAGAACTGCAAGCTGAACTACAGGAAGTGGTCACTAAGCATAACCAAGCACAAGAAGTTATAAACCAATGCAAAACTAGGTTTACTGAAATACAGGCAATCCTAAAAGATAGAC